GTGTAGAGAAAGGCGGCATTGCGCCCGAGCATGCGTCCCCGAGCCATAACCTCACCCCGTCACTGTGCCAAGCCGGAGCGCGCCGGCCGATTCGAGTTGCCGCATCGTCTCGGCAATCACCCTCTGCCACCACGCATCGCGCGCGGCCACGAATGGGTCGGGAGAGGGCGGGGGAGCCGGGATGTTCACAACGACCGGCCGGGCCATGGCCTCATTCGGCACCACCGTACCGGACTGGCGGGGCACGAAGAGCTCTGGCCCCCGCTCGCCAACGACATANGCCCTCCCTGCCTGCACCGGCCCGCCCATCGCCCGACCGGGGATGCGGAAGCCCAGGAACGACTCGCCGAAGAGGCCCGCGAGCGGCCCGGCGCCGAAGATCGAGAGTGCTGCCTTGAACACCAGGAACCGGGCGACAAGCGATGCCAGCATGCGCATGACGTACTGGGCAAACGACGCGAACGCCGAGCGCACATCCTTGATCGCCCCGCCGAGCGTATCGGCGAACGCGCCGGCCAAGTCCTCGACCGTCCGGGCGAGTTGCCGGAAGTCGCGGTCCGCCTGCACCGGCATATTCGAGAGATCGGTGGACGATGCGACCTCAGAGAGGGCGAGCGCCGCGTCCTCGAGTTCCTGGAGCGCGCCGCCCTCCACGGCCATCGACCGNAGCCGCTCGATGGCACGCATAACCAGTTCCCGCGCCCGATTCACGCCGTCCGATACCACCCGGACGAACGCGCCGACGTAATCGCGGCTGAAGTTGTCCACGATGGCGTCCGCAATCCTCTGTCCGATCGTCGCGCCTTCTTCTTCCGCGCCTTCGGCCGCGTCTACGAACGCGTTACGGATCGCTTCCGCCGCCCTTTCGCCAAGTCGGCCCAAATGCTCGAACGCCGTGGCGATGGCCGTGAGCACCGGCCGCGCCCAATCGCGGATCGCGCGGAACGCCCGGATCGCGGGCTCGCGGATGTACTCATCCCACACNANGACCGCGATGGAGCCGAGCGTGTGGAAGCTCGCGATGAGGATGTTGAGCCACGGCTTGACCACGTTGCCCACGGCCGTAATGACGCGCGGCACGACATCCAAGAGCGTATTCCACGCCTGGCTCGCGGCCTCGCCCATTCCGAGCCAGTTGTTGCGGATNGCGACAATGGCCCCCACGATCGCGGCGAGTGCCGCCGTCACGGGATTCACCAGCCCGACGATAAAGCCAAAAGCCTTGACCAGCACACCGGCCACGGCCGCCACGGGACCGATCGCTGCGACCAGGACGCCAAGTTGCGTGACTTGCACCCTGGTCTCCTCGTCCAGCCGCCCGAACCACTGGACCAACTCCCGGGCGACGTTGAGCAACCGGTGGCCTGCTTCCACGGCTCGGTCGATCGCCGGCCGGAGCGCATCGCCGAACTCCGCCGTAATGTTCACGAGGCGATTGCGGAGCACCTGAAACTGTGCCGCTAGTCGCTCATAGAACCGGCTCGCCTCGTTCGTCANGGCNTTGTTCTCTTCCCATGCAGTCGCGCCGATCTGCAGCGCATTCGTCAGCACGCCCGCCGCGCTGCTAGACCGGAGCAGCATGTCGCGGACGCGGATCTCACTTAACCCNAGCTCGTCCAGCACGCGGAATGCGGACACGCCGCGCTGTTCGACCGTGGCCAAGCCGGCGATGAACGCCTGGATCGCGCCGGCCGCATCCTCACGGAACCGCCGCGCGAACTCATCCGCGCTCATCCCGGCCACGGACGCGAAGAGGCGGAGTTTGTCGCCGCCCTGGTCCACGGCGGAGGCGATCTGGATCATCGTCCGCGAAAGCGCGGACCCACCCGCATCCGCCTCGATACCGACGCTGGAGAGCGCGCCCGCGAACGCCAGAACTTGCGCCTCCGTGAGCCCGATCTGCCGCCCGGCACCGGCGATACGAAGCGCCATCTCTGCGATCTCGCGCTCCGTCGTCGCGAGGTTATTGCCCAAGGCAACGATCGTGGAGCCCATCCGGTCGAACTCGGTCTGGGCCGTGCCCATGATGTTCGCGAGCCGGGCAAGGGTGGTGGCGGCCTCATCGGCGAGGTTCGTGGACACCCGGAGACCGGCTACAACTTCCGCGAACTTGGGAATATTCTGGATCGCGATCCCGAGCTGGCCCGCCTCTTCGGCGATCTTGGCTAGCTCGTTCGCGGCGACAGGAATGCGCTCCGATACGGCCTGGAAATGCCGGCCCAAGGCTTGAATCGCCTCCGCCGGCGCATCGACGGTCTTGGCCACCCCGACCATCGCCGTCTCAAAGTCGGCAGTCGCCTTGATGGCCAGGGCCGCAAGACCGGTGAGCGGCGCCGTGACCTGGAGCGAGAGCGAACGACCGAAGCCCTCCAGCGACCGACCGGCGCGCTGGATGTCCTTCGCCATTTGCTCGGCGGCCTGAGANACGCGGGCGAACCCGGACAGCACCTCTCGGGTGTCCGAGCCAATGTTGACGTCTAGCCGCGCAAGCTCTCCCGCTCTCGTGCTCACGTGATGCTCCTACTCGGGGCCCGGAGGTGTTCCAGGCCCTCAAAGTCTTCCCACGTGGCCGGACGTTCGTCCGGGTCCACGCCACGCGATTCCAGATAGCCTTCGACCGCCGCGAACCATTCGCACAAGCTCATGTCGTAGAACTCAGCCGGCGAGAGGTGGAGATGGCCGAAGGCTATCTCTTGCCACCGCCGCCACGGGGTCGGCTCGGGCTCGGCGATTTTCCCCGGCCCTTCACCTCTTCCAACCCTGATGCCTGAGCCGCCGCCACGATGGCCTGGATGATGTCCTGCACGTCGCACGGTAGGAGCGCCGCCANGTCCTCATCGGAAAGCGGCGTCCCGCCGGCNCGGCAAAGCTCTTCGAAGACGGTGAGGATCGGCCCGAACCGGATCTTCTCAGCGTCCGCCAGCCCACCAAAAAACTCGGCGACGGACACGCCGAGCCGGGTTTCGATGGCGTCGAGGGCGGCGAGCGAAAAACGCAGCCTGCGCTCCACGCCCGCCACCGTCGCCGTGACTACGCCTCGTGCTCCCGCCATATCACGCCCCCGGGGCCACGGTGATCTTGCCGGACGATTCCAGCGTCACGCTGTACGTGTGCGCGTCGTTGTATTCGCCTGTGTACTCGACGTTCGTAACCTGGAAGGCGCCCTGGTACGTGCGCCCGGACGCGAACGCGATCTGGTAGTTGGCGATCTCGCCGGACAGCGCCTTCTGCTCCAGCGCCGTCTGTGAGGCGTCGTCCTCGAAGACTCCGGCGCCCGTTACCGTCATGGACTTCACCCCACCACCATCCAAGAGCTCGCGCATCTGGTCTTCGGAGTCCTTGTCCGTCACGTCGATCATCTCGNCGTTGATCGACAGCGACGTGGTACGGAGGCCGGCCACGGTCGTGAACNTCTCGGGANCCGCGCCGTCGCCGANCTTGAGCAGGAACAGCTTCCCCTTGAGCGGTGCGCCCATCACTCACCTTCCTTCGTCTCGGCGGCCGGCTTGGCCGCAGCCTTTTCCTCGCGGTACTCCCGCACTCCCTTGAGCTTGAGCAGCGCCTTCCGTCGCTCGGCGGGCAGNTCTGAGATGTCGTAGATCCCGCCGCCCACCGACGTGCTCCGTCGCGCGTCCAGTTGGACCGGCTGGCCCGGCTCAACGATGATCTTCATCTCCACACCTCATCCGGTTGGCCCTGACGGGTCCACAGTTCGACCTCCCATTCGAGCGCGTAGAAGGCGAACCAATGCTGCCCTTCTTCGTCGGTCCCAACCTCCAGCGTGGCGCCCGCGTGCTCCATACGGAACGCGAGGCCGTCGAGGTCGCCGGCAAGCGCCTTCTCGACCTCGACCCGGAGGTCGTCCATGCGGTCGTCCAGGTCTTCCATCGCGGCATCGGCCACGATGACCACGGAGACCCGGATGATCCGGCGCTCGGGGATCGGTTCGTCCTTCGTCTCGGTCGTGATGTCGTCCGATGTCGTGGTGATGATCGCCGCCGGCAGGTCCACCTCCTCGAGGTTGGCGCCCCGGTTTGTCGCGACCATCGCGAACGCTCCCGTGTTCAGGAGCTTCGCCTTGATCGCCTCGCGGACCTGCTGGTTGACGTGCATCTCACACCTTCTTCAGCGTGAGCGTAGCGGTCACGTCCTCGACATCGTACCTAACCGTAGCGACCTCGAACGTGAGTCCACGGACCACGACCCGATCCCCCTGCTTCGGCGGGGTGTCGAGGTCGTCCAGACGGACGGTGATCTCCGGCCGCCTAGACGACACCCTGACCTCCCCGCTGAGTACAGCGGCGAACTCGCTGCCGTAGACGGCCATGACGCGTTTGCCGTTGTACTCCACCTCATCACCGAGCGCCTGGTTGATCGCGCTCGCCGCGAAGTCGAATGTGTCGCGGATCACGCTCAACCGCCGGTCGCGAGCGCGCCGGTGCCGGGCGTGAGCTTCGCGTAGCCCGTGGCCTCCGCCGATCCGGCNGGGGCCGCCACGATCGCGCAGCCAATGACGTCACCCTCCGCCGGCGTGGCGCCGACCGTGAACGCGGATAGCGACGCGTCCCAGTCGAGTTTCTGCCCGACGCTCCAAGCCGTACCGGACACCTTCGGCACCTCAAAGACGCCCTCGATCGCGACCGAGCCCGTCTCGCCCTCGCCAATG